GCTGTTTTTTGGGTGTACGGGTTCCGGGGGTTTCGCGTGGTGGGGTGCTGCGGTGGCTGTGGTGCGCGCTGGCGGGTGTTCGGGGCGCGGGCGGGGTGGTTTGGTGGCCGCAGCTGGTTTCGCCGGCGTGTGCGGCGCGCCTGTTCACCACACAGCGCCAGCGCGTATCGCCGCAGGTGAGGGCCGGTAATTCGTTACAATTGGTGTGTGCGTGGTTGTGAGTGGTGTGGTGGCCGGCTCGGTGTTGGTGGGGCGCGTGGCCGGATGCCGCGGTTCTGCTCGACGAGGTGTCGGGTGGCTTCGCATCGGGCGCGTCGTGTGCCTGCCGAGATGGTGGCGAGGCGGCGCTGGGTGTCGTGGGCGCCGGATAAGCGCCCGGTGATGCCTGGTGGGTTGCCGGCGTCGTCGACTGATCCTGGCACGTGGGTGTCGTGGGATGGGGTGCGGTCGTTGGGGCGTCGGGGGTTTGTGCTCGGCGGCGGGATCGGCTGTATTGACTTGGATGGCTGCTTGGATGAGGCGGGGCGGCTTGATCCGGTGGTGGCGCATTTGGTGCCGGCGGGCACGTATGTGGAGGTGTCGCCGTCGGGTCGTGGGCTGCATGTGTGGGGGTGGCTGCCTGAGGGGCGTGGGCGGCGTTTCCGGGTTGGTGGTGTTGGTGTCGAGGTGTACTCGGCTGGGCGGTATGTGACGGTGACTGGGCGGCGTTGGAGTGGTGCGCCGCTGGTGCTTGCGGATTTGCGGCCTGTTGTGGCTGGTCTGTGATTGTTTCCCCGGTATGGGGGTTTGGTTCCCGGTATGGGGGTGTGTTGTGCCTGGTCCTGCTCCGAAAGATCCGAGTGTTCGTGCGCGGCGTAATCGGTCGTCGACGCGTGCGGTGTTGACTGCTGATCATGAGATTGAGGCGCCGCCGTTGCCGGATGAGGTGGTGTGGCATCCGATGACGCGGCGGTGGTGGGCTGATATTTGGTCGTCTCCGATGGCGCCTGAGTATGCGGCGACTGATGTGCATGGGTTGTTCCGTGTCGCGATGTTGATGAATGATTTCTGGTTGGCTGAGACGCCGAAGGAGCGCGCGGAGATCCAGGTGCGGCTGGAGAAGGCTGACGCTGATTTTGGGACGAATCCGTTGGCTCGGCGCAGGCTTGAGTGGCAGATTGCTGAGACGGAGGATCGGCAGGCGAAGTCGCGTCGGCGGCGTGCTGAGGAGTCGCGGCAGCAGGCGCAGCAGGCGCCGGTTGATTCGTCGGGTGATCCGCGTTTGCGGCTGGTGCAGTAGCTAGGGTCGTCTTGTATGGCGGTTCTGGTTGTTCCGCCGATCGATCCGTCGATTCCGACGCTTGGCCCGCAGGTCGCTCAGTTTATTGAGGAGCGGCTGATTTTCGGGCCGGGTTCGTTGCGGGATCAGCCGGCGAAGCTTGACCCGGAGAAGGTTGGGCTGCTGTACCGGATTTATGAGGTGCATCCGCCGGGTCACAGGTTGGCTGGGCGGCGGTTGTATAACCGGTGCGGAATCGAGCTTCGTAAGGGGCTGGCGAAGTGCTTGGCGCCGGATACGCCGGTGTCGATGGCGGATGGGACGCTGCGGCTGGCTTGCGAGTTGCGGCCAGGTGATGTGGTGCTCGGCTATGACGAGCAGAGCCGACGATTGGTGCCTGCTGTTGTTTCCGGTGTTGAGGAGCAGTTGCCGGCGCCGATGGTTCGGGTTACGACGGATCATGGTCGGCAGATCACGGTTACGGCTGAGCATCCTGTTCTGACTCGCGGAACGCTGTGGCGTGAGGGGATGCCGAGTCGGTGGCGGTGGCCTTCCTGCGACCCGCGCAGCAGCGATGAGCAGTGGACGAAGGCGTGCGAGTTACGGCCTGGTGATCGTATCGTCGTTGGGTTGGGTGGTGTCGGCGGCGCCCCGGTTGATCCAGAGCTTGCATGGATCGTTGGCGCGTTCTGTGGTGACGGCAGCGGTAAGGGCCGGTTCACGTCGGCTGATCCTGAGATCGTCGAGCGGATAGCGCGCACCTTTGCCGTCACGAAGTGCAAGGGCGACTACAACTACTACGTGTGCGGTTCGGCGGACATGTTGCGCGAGTTCGGCATGTTCGATTCGAACTCGAAGACGAAGCATGTGCCGGCGCAGATCATGCGGGCGGACCGCGATAGTGTCCT